TTGCTGTTGCGATAGTTTCCTTCACCTGCTCGATGATACGAAAGGCTTATGGGCAGACGCTTGAACTGCTCGTCGGTTTCTTTAGCCATCTGCCGGTATGAGGCAGCTACCAACTCATCGTAGTTCTTTGCCCCTGATTGCTTGATGACATCAGGCATCTGCCTGGCGTATTGCTCAAAGATCGTTTGCTTGTAAGCAGGGTCATCGCTGGCTGCCAGCATGAACGTGCGACCAATAGGTGCCTGCTTGAAGATGGAGCTTTCAGGAACGTCGGGCAACTCGTAAGGCTTGCCAAGCACATCCTGAACGTAAGTGTCTGCTGATCGACGAACAAAGTTCGCCGGGTCAGCCATTACTTGCCGTACTGCTTCATCCGTAATTGGTTGCGGAACATCGCTTCCAGTTCGTCCTGTGACAGCGTATCCGGCTTGAGTCCCATCGCTTTCGAGCGTGCCTCGACGCTGGCCTGCAGGCGCTTGAGAGACGCTAGGACGGACGCGGTAGAACGGTCCTTCTGTGGTTGTTTCATAACTAACTCCTTGGCTTGGCATTGTGACAGGCTTTGGTGCGGTTACGTCAGGAATTTTTGCCTTGCTCGCTGTTTTTGCAACATCTTTTAATGCGGCACCCATGCCCGGCATCGACGGCATGGTCATCATTTGCGGGATGATGGGCGGGATTTTGAAGTCAGGCAGGTTCTCGAGTGCCTCTGCGATGTTCAACAGGTAATCGGTGCCTGTCTCTGTTTGCGGCAGCCTGATGTTGCCTGTGATGTATTCCTGTGAGGCTTCACGAGCGCGCTGAAGGGGTCCTGTATCGCGTGGATCGCCGCTTGCTGCAGCTTCTTTAACGAAGGTGCCTAAGGACACCGCAGGCGAGGTAAGTGCTTTGGCCACGACGGGCGCGCCAGTCAGTAGTACATCAAGGCCACCAGCAAAACGAGGCATTACCCCTTCGATGCTTTGCAGGACATTGCCCTGACCATAACCTGGGAGTGACGACACGCCACGCGTTATAGACGTTGGCAATACAGTGTCCTGGGTTTTTACGCGATCAATAGCACGGCGCATGCCGGGTGGTAGCCTTCCACCATCCTGCATGTGGACCTCGCCGCCAGCGGCCTTGTTTAGCAAGGGCACTGAAGTGTCGTAAGTACCTTCGTTACCAAGAGCGCTCTTGATGGCGCTGGGGTTGTAGGAAACCACCTCAGCCAGTTCACCATCGCGGTATTGCATCAGACCGTCATATCCTGCGGCTCTAGCGCGTGACTCGACTTCTTTGCCGATGTAGCCTTTGTTCTCGTAGGCACGCTCAACTAAGCGAGATGCTTTATTCTCATCTAGTCCCAACTTAACCAGTGCTTCGATCATTGGGTCGCCCTCGCCACTGATCACCAATGGGTTGCGCATCTGGGCGTAGACAGGCAAAACATGGCCCCCAGTCGATGGAGGCGCGCCATACGGAGTGGTTACAGCATAGTACCCAGCATAATCAGCCTTGGGAGTCATGTAAACGCCCGATCCAAGTGCTCCTTCCTTGCTTGGCTTAAATTGTCGAATGGCCTCCTGGCCTTTACCACCCTCTGTCGCTGTCGTGCCATGGTAAAGACGCATCTGCACTGCGCTTGGCTCGAGGAACTTGGCCAGGTTGTCTGCACGCTCTTGTGCTGACAGACCGCTCTGCTTAGTCTTAACTGCCTCTGCTGCTTGCTTGAGCGCACCCACGATCTTGCCGCCCTTAGCTTTGCTCAGCTTGACGCCGGGAACGTCTGACTTCTTAGGTGCAATGAAGAGCGATTCATAAACGTCATGAGGCATACCGCTCGACAGCGTGACACGGCCAACCACATCGCCCATGCCAAACACATCGCCACGGCTCTTAGGGCGTAGGGTGGGGTTATCGCCTGTCATTGTGTTGTACATCTCAACAGGCGTGGCGTATTCGGTTCCTAAGCCGTATTTGTGGCCCATGCCAGACTGCTCAACCGTTGCGATGAACTTGAGCCTATCAAGCAGGGGATCGCCTTCAGGCTTGTAAAGCTGGCGGCGTACCAGATTGGACTTCGTGAGCGAGCCTTGCTTGGGGCCGCCCAGGTCAGGCTCAGTCTCACCGGCTGCGCTCATGATCGGGCGGTTAGTTACCGGGTCGATGATGACGCCCACATCCTCCATGACCTTACGGTCAAGGATCTCACCCGTCCTGGGGTTAACGAAGGCTCCTGACGGGAAGTCAGCACGGGTCATGTTGTTGGCGGCCAGGACCTTCTCAACCAGTGGCTGGACCTGAGGGAACTTCTCGGGCTGGGAGAACCAGCGGTTGGGCACCGGCACAATCGATGTGCGGCCAGGCGTTGTCAGCCGGGCTGTGATGTCCTTCTCGGGGTCAACGGTTGACTTGATCGCCGTGCGACTGGCTGTGGCTGCCTCACGCAAAGCTTCTGCGACCTTGGGCACCTTGCCACCACCGCCAAGCTTTAAGCGTGTGCGCAGGTCAGCACCGCCGTCTGCCATCTTTACTGGACCGCCATCCTTCAAGCCCAGACGCGCTCTTAAGTCGTTAGCCATGCTCGCCCCCCAGATTGGCGGGATGATACCCGCTTCGCCTTAAGTCGCATAGGGATTGGTCCTTGTCACGCCAGCGTCGATCAGGTCTTCAGGGTCATAGTCGTCAGGCGGTGGCGGGTCGATGCTGAGCCAGCCGGCATCGCGAAGGTAGCGCATGGCCTGGCTGAAGGCGTCCACAAAGTCATCATGCGTAGTTTGAGGGAACGAGCAGATCTGCGTAACCATGGCCTCAGCCCAGTCGCGAACATAGCCTTCACGGTTGCTTGACTCGGGCACATACACCCGGCCAGCCTTCACGATGTTGGCCACGATGCTCAGGCGCTGGACCTTGTCGGCGTTGCCTGGGTTGTAGCTCCTGACCGGGATGTGCGCACGCTGCAGGTCCTGGATGAGCACGATACCGGCAGCCTTGTCCTCGACCAGCACCAGGTCAACACGCTTGGCGTCTTTGCCTTCACCGAAGACGATTTCGTACTCGTCTAATACTTTAGGCTTAAGGTCAGGGTACTGCAACCGGTCTTGCCAGGCGTCGATGATGAGCACACACATGCCGCCGTCCATGGGTTTGAAGACACCGAAAGTGATCGATGCCGTGGGATCGTTGACCGTCTTTTCGGTGTAAGCACAGTCATAGCTCTGCAAGATGAACTCGAGCTTGGGCAGGGGCTTGTCAGCAGGCCAGAGCCTGAACCAGTCACGCTTGACAATCCCGCCTTCTTCAGCATCGATGATCTCAGCGAAGATTTCCTGCCGGCCAAGGTTGGTGCCTTCGTAGCTGAGGATCTGCCTGCGGAAGTTCTCTGACAGGTTGTCGATGTTGGCGTAGGTCGATGCGGTGGTCAGTACGACATCATCACCTTCCCTGCTCATCAACTCGATGATCAAGTCTCGAGGCTTGGGTGTCGTTGTGCAGATCAGCCTGGTCTTCATGCCGTCCAACTTAAGACGCATACCGAATTGAATCTGATCCCAAGCTTCTTGGATGTACTCCCAGGCAGCCAACTCGTCCAGCCACCCGCCGTGAAACTGCGGCCCCCTGAAACGCTCAGGCTCCGAGGCAGGGATGCCTTTGATCAGCGAGCCGTTGGTCAAGCGTAGCTCATGCAAGGCCTTGTTGTAGTCATCGATTAGGACGGGTGGAATCACGTTCAGGAGGCCCGAATCGCCCTCGAAGCATGTGCCCCTTACGTCACTGCTCGTTGGGGCCGCCACGAGCCATCTGGTGGCTTTGTAGGACTGTGCCCACCAGCCAATCTGTTCTGCTGCAGTTCGAGTCTTGCCGGCACCGCGGCCTGCCAGCATGAGCCATATGGACCACCAATCACCGTGCGGTAGGATCTGGTGCTTGAGTGCTCGAGTGAGCCACATCATGCGCCAGGCCCAGGCGGCAGCCGCTTGTGGCTCTAGCCTGGTGTACTGCTCGCGGATCGCTGGATCTTTGAGCAGGGCCTCAAGATCACTTGTCCCCAAGTTGCCTCTTGGTCTCGAGGTTCTTGAGCATGGCGTCGAAGATGCTGACATCAGCTTGCACGGCTACGGGATTGTCAGCGTCACCAGCGTGGGTGAGGCGCTCGCCGTACTTCTTGGGGTTCCACTTTGCCAGCAGCTTGAGCCGTGTCTCGATCTGCAGCTTGCGGTGGCCGAGCATGTCTTCCCTGGTAACGATAACGCCGTCTTGAGACTCGACTTGCTTGGTGCCCCACTTGGGCGTGTCGGCTAGCTCGAGGCACTCCTCGGCCATCTTGTCGTATCCGATTTCGCGTGCGCGTGCGATGGCTGCAGAAAGACCGACTCCGCGCCCCGAAGCAACTTCCTTATCATCCCTATACATCCAGTCATAAATGGTTCGCCAATCAGGCATACCTTCATCTCGGCATATCTGTCTTAACGGCTCAGCGTTACTTAAGCGCTCCACGATCTCTTGCGCAATCTCGGGGGTGTATTTGCTGGGGCGGCCTGTTTTCTTGGGCGCGGTTTGGGGTGCGGCCTGGGCCTTAGGCTTTGCGGTCTTGGCCATCACATACTCTCAGTGACTCGTCAATGATCCGTGGATGATAGGGTTTTAGTGGCGTGGTGGCAATTACTTGCGCAAGGCAAACTCTAACTGCTTGATTTTACTACAGCTTTACCAAAAAAAGAACCCCCAGGGCGGGGGTGTAACTCTGTTGGGAAGTACAGAGGATCTCAGGAAACACGCACACACATGGACTACAACTCAGAGTCTAAATCCTCCTCATCATCTTGGCAATCCTCTTCACGCTCAGCACGCTCGCGCTCCCGGTCATACTCAAACAACTGTCGGTCTAGCCATGCGTCATAGTCCATTTGTTTACTCCAGGCTGAGAAAGGTGTTGATAGCATCGCGCAACTCGATGACTTTGTCGCGGTTAATG